TGAGTTCTGCGAGCGCGTCATTACTGGCCGCGATTTGAAGGATGTCTGCAGTGATCCAGATATGCCTTCGTATTCAAGCATTTACCGTTGGCGCTTGGCGCATCCGGAATTTGATTTCCAATGCGCCCGTGCGCGCGAGGCGCTGGCGGATCACGAGATGCACGAGCTGAAGCGGATTGCTGACGCTTGCACCGAGGACAATGTTAACTCAACTCGGGTTAAGTTGAATCACTACCAGTGGCGCGTGATGAAGATCGCGCCGCGAATTTATGGCGACGTGTCGCGACACGAAGTCAGCGGGCCGGGTGGGGCTCCAATCGAATTGAAGCCGGTCACAATCGACGTAAAGCAATTGGCGGTCGAAGACCGTGAGGCACTAAAAAGAGTGCTGTTGATGACGCAGCAACAGGATGGATCGTATGCAGCGGTGGATGATGATGCCGAGGATTACGAATGAGCAGCGTTCTGCTCTCATGCGTAAGTATCGCGGACCAAGCACACTACCGGCGGTCGCAGAAGAAATTGGTCTGAATGTTAGAGACGCGCTCATACACATTTACATTGCGCACAAGGATCCTATCCAGAAAAGTGTTATCTCTGACGCTGAGAAACGTAAGCACGAGTGCGTGCTGCACGGGTTAGACCTGCTTTATTCAGGAGGCCGTTGGTCATGACAAAGCATTACTTTCGCGACAGGGGTTGGCACTGGCAGTTCGGTTGGCTGCGTCGATCTGAACTGGACGATGAAGAGCTCGGTTATTGTTATGAGCACCCTGACGGCGACCTGATCTATTCGACCAGTGACGATCACAACATCGCGATGTCGTTGGAAAAATGGTATGATCCTGTCGTGGACGAGGAATATCTGCGGCTGGCTAAGACGACAGCGCCGTGGAGCAAATTGCGTCGCGATTGGGGTTTGAAGTGCAAACTGTCGCAATCTTAGGTGATCAGCGCGTCGACATTGCATCAACGCTGCGAGAAATCAGCAAAAGTGAATGTCAAGAGGATCTTGCTGAGTTTGTTAAGCAGGCGTGGCACATTGTTGAGCCGGGCCAGCCGTACATTCACGGGTGGCACATTGACTTTCTCTGCGCACATCTGGAGGCGATCACTGCTGGCATCGAGCAGGACGATGGGTCAGCCTACAATCGCCTGCTGATTAACGTGCCGCCGGGCACCATGAAGTCGCTGCTGGTCGGCGTGTTCTGGCCGGCGTGGGAGTGGGGGCCGAAGGACATGGCGCATATGCGCTACGTCTGCGCCTCACACAGCCTCGACCTCGCCATCCGCGACGGTCTACGCATGCGGCGGCTGATCACGTCGGAATGGTATCAGGAGCGTTGGGGCGACCGCGTCGAGCTGACCGGCGACCAGAACCAAAAGACCAAGTTCGAGAACAGCGCCACCGGCTTTCGGCAGGCTGCCGCAGCGGGCTCGATCACCGGCTCCCGCGGCGACCGCGTGATCATCGACGACCCGCACAGCGTCGATGGGGCCAACAGCGACCAGCAGCGTGAGAGCACGACGCTCTGGTTTCAAGAGGCCGTGCCGACACGCCTCAACAATCCTGACCGCAGCGCCATCGTCGTCGTCATGCAGCGGCTGCACGAGGACGACGTCAGCGGCGTGATCCTCGACCGGCAGCTCGGCTACGATCATGTCATGCTGCCGATGGAATACGATCCGCGACGCGCGATGGCGACCCGGCTCGGGCTGGAGGATCCGCGGCAGGCTGATGGTGAGTTGCTATTTCCAGAGCGTTTCCCGGCCGACGTCGTCGAGCGAGACAAGCGCGTCATGGGGCCATACGCGACCGCTGGGCAGTTCCAGCAGGAGCCTGCGCCACGCGGCGGCGGCGTGATCAAGTCTGACTGGTGGGCTCTGTGGCCGCGTGATGCGTACCCGCCGATGGACTACGTCGTGGCCAGCATCGACACAGCCTACACGACAAAGACCGAGAACGACTACAGCGCCATGACCGTCTGGGGAGTCTTCTCGGGCGATCTCGACAGCGTCACGGCCGAAAACTGGTCGGACCGCGACGGCAACCGGCGTAGCCGCACGCGCGAAGCCAATAGGTTTGATGAAGGCATGCGCATCAAGCACCTGCTGCCGGATGATCCGCAGTCGACGCCTCGCGTCATGCTGATGCAGGCTTGGCAGGAGCGGCTGGAGCTGGCCGATCTTGTGGCAAAGATTGCCAAGACATGCCGGGCGATGAAGGTCGACAAGCTGCTCGTCGAAGGCAAGGCGTCGGGCCTGAGCGTCGCGCAGGAGCTGCGGCGCCTGTATGGCCACGAGGACTGGGCCGTGCAGCTCATTAATCCGGGCAGCATCGATAAGCTGGCACGCCTCTACAGCGTTCAGCATTTGTTCTCTGAGGGCATGATCCACGCGCCGGATCGAAGCTGGGCCGACATGGTCATACGGCAGTGCGAGGTCTTTCCGAAAGCGAAGCACGACGACTTGGTCGACACGGTTAGTCAAGCCCTGCGACACATGCGCGAGACGGGCTTGCTCGTCAGGGCTCCTGAGCGTATAGCTGAGATTGACGCTGGAAGGCGCCACCGTGGTAAAACGCCTGCGCCACTCTATCCCGTGTGAGGTACAAATGACTGATTTTATTGGCGCAAACGCAATCGTAGACGCAATACGACCATCCACTCCACAAAAGCCCGGCTTATTCAAGGTCGAGGTTTGGGGTCGAGAGCCGCACGACTACGTCCGCTTCTATGAAATCTTGGCCAAGAATGATACAATCGCTGCGCAGCAGGGCATCCAACGTTTTGTCGACGACATACAAGCTCTGTTGGCCGAGCAGAACGCAGGGAACTGATTATGCCGACACCGGGCCTCGTAAACCCGTCCATTCGCCTTCCGGGGCTCCCCGAGCCGAATATGGCCGACATGCCTGACGTGATCATCGAGGCCGGTGAAGACGTTCCTGAAATTAATTCCGACGGCGATATCCTCCGCATCGAGCACGAGGACGGCTCAGTGACTGTGTCGCTCGATGGCCAGCCAATTAACCGTAAGGAGCGCAGGCAGGAGCAGTGGTTCGACAATCTGGTCGAAGACATTCCGCAGAGCGAGCTTGGTCAAATTGCTGACGACCTGTTGCGAGGCATCGACGACGACATCGATAGCCGCAAGGAATGGGTCGAAAACCGGGCGACCGGCATCAAGCTGCTCGGCCTGAAGCTGGAGGTGCCAAACCTTCAGGGGGCGTCTGACGGCGCACCGGTTGAGGGCATGAGCCAAGTCCGCCACCCGCTACTGCTGGAGGCCGTGTTGCGCTTCCAAGCCAATGCCCGCAGCGAGTTGCTGCCGACCGATGGGCCGGTCAAGATCCGCAACGACGACAATACGCCGACACTGCAGGAAGACCAGCTCGCCAATGCGCTGGAACGCGATCTGAACCACTATTTGACCAGCACCGCGACTGAATACTACCCCGACACCGATCGTATGCTACTGATGCTGGGCTTTGGCGGGACGGCCTTCAAGAAGGTCTACTTCTGCCCACTGCGCGGACGACCGGTCAGCGAGAGCGTCGATGCCGAAGACCTGATCGTCAATAACGCTGCGACCGATCTGCGCAACGCCAAAAGAATTACGCATCGCGTAATGATGCGTTCATCGACCGTCCGCCGCCTGCAAATCCTCGGCGTCTACCGCGACACCGACCTGTCGGCACCGAAGGAGGCGCAGCTTGACGCCGCGCAGCGGGAAAAACGCTCGGTCGAGGGAATATCTGAGGGCGTATTCCGCCCGGAAGACCGCGACCGGGAAATCTATGAGTGCTACTGCGAGCTGGACATCCTCGGCTTCGAGCACAGATATAAGGGTAAGGTCAGTGGCTTAGAGGTTCCGTATCGCGTCACCATCGATGTCTCGACCCGCGAGATCCTGTCGATTGTGCGCAACTACGACATGGACGAGGCCGAACTGCCGGAGGCGAGGCAAAACTTCGTCAAGTACACGTTTGTCCCCGGACTCGGGTTTTACGACATCGGGCTGCTGCAGATTCTTGGCAACACGACGAATGCCATTACTGCCGCTTGGCGCGAGATGTTGGACGCGGGCATGTACGCCAACTTCCCCGGCTTCCTGTACGCCGACACCGGCGCACGGCAGAACACAAACATCTTCCGCGTGCCGCCCGGCGGGGGTGCCCTAGTCAAGACCGGCGGCATGCCGATCAATCAGGCTGTCATGCCGCTCCCCTACAAGGAGCCCGGCGCTGCGCTGATGAACTTGGTCAACAACATGGCCGAGACCGGCATGCGCATTGGGGGCACGAGCGAGCAGCAGGTCGGTGAGGGGCGCCCGGACGCTCCGGTTGGCACAACGCTGGCCATCATTGATCAGGCCACGAAGGTGTTGAACAGCGTTCACAAGCGCATGCACGCCGCGCAGGCCGAGGAGTTCTCGCTGCTGGTCCGGACGTTCAAGGAGAACCCGGAGAGCTTCTGGCAGAAGCAGGACGCCATGACGAACCAATGGGACGAGCAGACGTTCCTGAAGGCGTTGGACGACTGCGATCTGGTCCCGCAAGCGGATCCAAACACTGCCAGCCACGCGCAGCGCATGATGAAGATCATGGGCCTGAAGCAGCTTCAGGCGGCCAATCCGAGCCTGTACGATCCGATTGCCATCGATACCGCCGCCCTGCAGGCAATGGGTTGGAGCAACCCGCAGCAGTTCATGGTGCCTCCGGGGGCACTGGCCGCCAAGCCGCCGCCAGAGCAGCAGGCTATTCAGGCTATGTTGGCTATTAAGCAGAAGGAGGCTGACGCCAAGATGCTTACTGCGGAGGCTAATGCCGCGCAGAAGGGGCAGGGCGTGGCGCAGGATCCGCTTGCGGCCGAGAAGACGGTGGCGGAGATTGCTCGCCTGCAGGCCGATACTCAGAAGACTATGGCCGAGGCGCAAGCTCTTGGCGTGCAGCAGCAGAGTGTTGAGGCGGATCCGCTGAAGATGATGGACATGCAGCTCCGTCAGCAGGAGATGAACATCAAAGAGCAGGATATGCAGCTCGACGCCATCAACCGCAAACGCGACCGGGAGAGCCGCGAGCGACTGGCTGCAGTAAGATTGGCAGAAGACATTGCTAAGAACCCGCAGGGTCTGCCGATCATTGAGAGTGTGTTGGATCCGGGCATGGTGCAGCGCCTCGAAGCAAATGAAAATCCACTGACCGGTGAGGGTGAGGTTGGTCAAATGCCTATGGACCTCGGTCCTGATACCCTGCCGGAGCAGTAGAAAATGGACGATTACACGCGCTTTAGTCGCCGCGGCTTGGTCCCAAAGGGCCAGTCTTATTCGCCCGACAGCTTCCGTCGCCTTGATCGGGGTGCGATGCGCATGAAGCAGACGAGGCGTGCGATGGCTCCGGTGCAGGGTCCTGAGCAAATGAATAAAGCGATACTTGGCTTAGTTCCCGAAATTAAAAAAATGCGGTTCGAAGAAAGATTAGTAGACGTACTCAGAAGGCGTGGGCTGCCTCCCTTTGACGGCAGGCTTCCAGAAGCTGACGCTAACGCTGACATGCCGGACCCAAAAAGCGGAGCGTCCGCCAAGTCTAGTGCTTACGATCCAAAATTGCATGACAGACGCGCTGTAAAGAACGTAGCGCGTACTGTTCAACCGCGGATTGAACTGCCTTCGTTGATTGCTAACAATGGTTTGAAAGTCGCGCCATTCAACATTGGCGACAAAAACAGTCCGACGCTCCCATCCTTTGCATACGCACACAGGCTTGATCCCATTGAACGCAAAGACCCAGTAACCAGAGCAATTGCCGCCGCCAAAAGTGTGCCGCAGCAAGTCTACAAGGCCGTCACGAGCCCCGCAGCGACCGCCAAGGCCGTCGCCAACGCCGTCCTGAGCGGAGAGGCCACGCAGTCTACCGGCCAACCAATTGTCGAGAACGGCGTAATCAACTGGGGCAATCCCGAAAGCTCGGCAGACTTCTTCCGCGCCGATCAGGCGTTGCAAGAGCTGCGCCCATACGTCGAGCCGGATAATGCTCCCGAGCCAGAAGACGTAGAGAACGAGAATTTCGAGTACTCCAACGGCGGCATGGTTACGGGTTTGATTAACGAAGTTGCTGACTTCTTCAACCCCGGTTTTGCCGAAGGCGGTGAAGTTGAGGGTTATGCCAATGGGGGACTGACCGGGTATTTGGAAGCTCTTGCGGCATACAACCGGTCTCTTGCCCAAGGTAAACCTCTGTATGATGTTATAACAGCCCCTAAACAGTTTCTTGGATACAATCCAAAAAATATTAACGCGCTGAATAATTATTTTACGCGGTCGGGTATAAATCCTGAAGGGATTGAAAGCTCTCTTGGTAAGTTTTCTCCAAAAGACGTTAGGGCCTTAGCCACTATGCTCTATGGAGAGGCGGGTAATACCTTTGGTGTACGGACCAACGCTCAGGCCAGAGAAGAGGCTTACCGACGCGCAGTGGACTTCTTGCAGGGCAACAAGGCTAAGGAGCTGGAACCCTACAAGAACATTATGAATTTTAATCAGGCGTCCGAGGATTATAATCGTCGCGTAGCTGAAAAGGGGGGCACAGATCTTACGTTTCATCAAAAAGTAGGTCCGCATAGTTTCTTTGTCTATGGCAACCAATTGCCAAAGCTAGAGGCGGCGCGTAATAGGCTCGCAAATCCGCCTTCCGAAACGGTCCCAATACCTCCTGTACGGCCGCCGGGTATCGGCGATGCTCCTGAAACAAAGAACGCATTTGTGCCGATACCACCTGCCCGTCCGCCAGAGATTGATCAGACGGCTGCTACTGATGTTCCTACGGTTGATCCTGAGATTGAAGTAGCGTCATTAGAGAATGACGACTTTTTCAAAAACGGCGGTCCGGTCGAAGATGACTACGGCTACGACTACGAGGAGCCACTGTACGTCGAAGAGGACTTCGTCCCAGAAGACGAAATTGCGCTCGAGTACGTCGAGCCAGAGATCGTTGACGATCTAGAGGGCTTTGCTGACGGCGGTCCGGTCGAAGATGACTACGGATACGAAGAGCCGCTGTACGTCGAAGAGGACTTTGTACCAGAAGACGAGATTGCGCTCGAGTACGTCGAGCCAGAGACGATCGAGGATCTCGACGGCTTTGCGGGCGGCGGTCTTGTGAAAAAACTCTTATCTCAAATGAAATTTAAGACAGAAGAAGGCCCGTTTGAAGTTTACGATATAATAAAAGATCCAAATAAGGTGCGCGGTAGAGCGTCAATGTTCACTGTCCATAAGCCTCCAGAGGGATATGTCGTAAGGAACGCCATATTGCCGGAAGAAATGCGTCGCCAAGGGATTGCGAGTGAATTTTATCAGCGTATGAACAAAGAAAGTCTTGCTAATACGGGAAATCCATTGCGCTCTTCTCCGCCGAGGGAAGTGCAGGGCGAAATGATAACGGAACTTTCACCTGACGCAGAAGCACTGTGGAATAGTTTTGTTAATAAAGGATTGGCTGAGAGTGTTGGTGAAAGACAATACCGATTCCTTCCCGTAGAAAAAGCCGACGGCGGTCCTGCGCTGCTTGAGGACGAATATCCGACCGAATATATGCCGGAAGTTGGCCGTCAGGTCATGGCAGACGGTGGTTTTGCGGATACTCCTGTTGTTGATGAAGCTAATGAACCGTTAAGTGGACGCGCAAGAATGCGTAACACCGCGG